GACTCAACAGGCACAGGACAAACGGGACGAAGCTCTGATAGCCAGCGTAGGTGAAGTAAACATAGCTGTACACAAGAATGTAGATGAACAAACCAAAAGGGCAAGTCAATGGGTTGTAAATCTTTCCGCTACAGTAAGACCGCTTATTACATATTTCTTTTTCTTGGAATTTGTATTGCTTACTTTTCTTTCGGCATTCGATATGATCAGTCAGGAAATCTTCAAGAGCCTGTGGTCAGACGAGATAATCGGAATCTTCAGTGTTATTATCAGTTTTTGGTTCGGTCAACGCTTAGTGTCGAAGTGGTCGAAATGATAAATGACAAAGGTCTTCATTTACTAAAAGACTTTGAGGGATTTTCTGAAGAACCATATAAAGATGTAGCTGGAATATGGACAATAGGTTTTGGTTCAATCTACGGTTTAAGTGGCAAAAGGGTTACTGCTGATCACCCTAATATTACTAAGAATCAAGCAGTAAACCTAATGGAAAGAGACCTAAAAACTACAGAAAGTCGGATTGCTAGTTTAGTTAAGGTCCCTCTAACGGAAAACCAGTTTGCAGCTTTATGTAGTTTTGTGTACAACGTAGGTTCTGGAGCCTTCCAAAGAAGTACAGCCAGAATGAAATTAAACCGTAAAGACTACTTAGGATGTGCCGATGAGTTTTTAAGATGGAAGTTTGCAGGAGGCAGACCAATAAAGGGACTTCTTCGTAGACGAGTTGCGGAAAGAGAATTATTTTTAGATGAGGAAATAACATGAGTTACAGAACAGTTATTGACAAAGTACTTACAAGACTACGAGAAGACACTATAGGCTCAGACTGGTCAGGAGTTATTTCTGCGGCGACTAATGTAGACGACTATCAAAAACTTATTGGTGAACTGGTCAACGAAGCTAAGGATATTGTAGAGGACGCTTGGAACTGGACCTCACTTCGTTCCATAGAAACTGTAACAACTTCAGCTTCAACAGCAGCTTACGATATGTCTAATGTAACCAGTCGTTCTCGCATCCTTCAGGTTTTTGATAATACAAACGATGCAGTCTTAAGACAAATTAGCGATGCTCAGTTTCTTAACTATACCTACATAGGTACAACACAGACTGGTCAGCCTACTTACTTTCGTTTAAAGGACAATGATATACACTTCTGGCCTACTCCGGCAGGTACGTATGACATTAAAGTAAATGTAGTTATTCCTCAGTCTGACCGTACTTTAGCGGCAGATACCTTTACCGTACCTGAAAACCTTATTGTTCTTGGAGCCTACTCTCTTGCTTTAAACGAGCGTGGAGAAGACGGAGGTACTGTATCGGATACTGCTGGACAACGGTTTACTCTTTCGTTAACTGATGCTATTTCTCAAGACTCTGATAGGACTGTAGACGAGAATACTTGGTATGCCAGCTAAAAATACAAGTTCAATATCCCTGGCGGGGTTAGGAGCAAAGGGTCTTAATACCCAAGCTCAAAGTACAACACTTGGTCTTGAGTTTCTTACGGAAGCTAATAACGTAGTGTATGACTTAGAGGGTCGTATGGGTCCTCGAAAAGGTGTTAAACAAATTACTACACCTGTTACTACCGGAGCAATAAAGTCTATAGGAGAGTTTGTTAAAGCAGACAGAACTAGAGAATACTACGCTGGTACAGGAGCTAAGATTGTAAAACTAAACACCGCTACTGCCCCAGATACTTTGGTAGAACAATCTTTCTCAGGTAGTCCTCAGACTATTAGTGATAGCAATTGGCAGTGGGTAAACTTTAACAATGAGTTCTGGGGAGTACAGTCAGGACATAAAGCCATTAACTATGATGGGACTAACTGGAACGACATAGATGACTTAGGGGCCTACGCCGCTCCTGCTGGAGTAACAACCTTTGACCCTAACTGTGCTTTGGGTGAGTTTGGTAGAGTCTTTTATGGTGGTATTACAGAGGCCAAAGGAACAATATATTACTCCGATAACTTAATTGGAGAAAAATTAACTGGAGGAGCCGCTGGTGCATTAGACCTTAAAACTGTATGGGGTAATGATGAAATTATACACTTGGCTTCTTTGGAAAACAAACTGGTTATCTTTGGAAAACAAAACATTGTTATTTACAGCGGGGCTCTTAATCCTGCTACAATGGTTTTAGAAGAAATTATACGAGACGTTGGACTTGCTGGTAGAGACAATGTAGTGTACGTAGGGGCAGACCTGTTCTTTCTAAGTTACGAGGGACTGGTATCCATAAGGCGTGTTACTCAGACAGACGGTAGGGCTCCCGTTGAGGGACTGTCCACTACAGTTCGTAACGATCTTACCCGGATACTTACTCAGGCTACTGTAGAAAACATTAAAAGCATCTACTATCAGAAAGAAGGTTTTATCCTTACGTTAATGCCTGATGATGACAAGGCTTATGTTTTTGATTTTTCCGTAGGTAAGATGGAGTTTCCTAGGATTACAACGTGGACCTTTAACTTAGAGCCCTTGTCTGCTTTATACACTTTTGATGGTAAACTTTATTTTGGTACGACTGATTCTTTAGCGGAGTACGATGGATACTACGATGTAACTCTTACGGACTCAACGGCCAGCTTTGGAAATGAAGCAGCGTGTACAGCGGCGGGAGGAACTTGGGATGGATCAAAGTGTTGGACTCCAACTAATACAGACTATAGCTGGTTATTTCAAACACCTTGGTCAGACTTTGGAGATCAAGTATTTGCTAAAATAATTAAGTCAGGATTAATTACCGTTACCGGAGGACAGGGAGCAGCTACAACTATACAACTTTACAAGGACTATGAGTACGGATCAGCTTACTCTAAAACATTTAATTTAACTAGTGATGCCGTTAATTACCTTTATGGTGCTGGTCCCTCAAGTTCTCAGGCTTCTTTATATGGCAACGCTACCTATGCAGCAACGGCTGGTCCCAAAGAATACAAAGTGCCTCTGGCAAGAACGGGTAAAACATTTAGAATTAGAATGACTTTTGAAGTTAAGGGTAACTACTCAAGTTTAATTACAGCAAACCTCCTTGCGAAAAAAGGAAAAGTTAGGTAACACAGAGAGGATAACATGGTAGATTTTTTAGGAAGTTTAATTGGTGGAGGTCTTAGTTACCTAGGGCAACGACAGGCTTCTAGGGATGCCTTAGAGGCTGCTCAACAACAAGCCGCCGCAACTCAAGCCGCTGCTGCCGGAGCAATAGAACAGGCACAACCTTACGGAGTAGGAGGTCTTGGAGGTACGGCACAGTTTGATGCTGATAGTCGAACTGCCCTAATGAACCTATCTCCTGAACTTGCTAACATCTACTCAGGAGCCCTTACGCGAAGTGGTTTGTTTGGTCAACAAGCAGGACAGTATGCAGGAATGGACCCCTTTGCTGCTGGGGAGTTGTTTTATCAACAACAACAGCCTTACTTCCAAGAGGAAGAGGATAGGCAGAGGACGAACTTAGAGACCCGCCTGTTAGCACAAGGACGCTTAGGGGGTACAGGGGGCGCACAAGAGCAGAGGGCTCTGGAGGAGGCTATAGGAGCCTCTCAGGCACAACGTAGGACCGCTGGGTTTAACAGGGCTCAGGCGTTGATTGATACGCTTCTTGGACGTGAACAGGGAGACTTGGCTAGGGCCACTGGACTTCTTGATATCCCGCTACAGTATGCTAACGTAGGCCGTGGTATCGGAGGAACTCTGGGACAGGTAGCTGCTTCTGGACTTGCTTCTCAGGCAGCTTCTCAGGGACTTCTTGCGGCAGTACAGGGTACTGGTAATCCTCTGGCCTCTGGTTTAATGGGAGCAGGTGGATTTATAACAAAGAACTTTGGATACCAACGTCCACAAGGAACGTAACATGGCTATAGTTGTAGACGATAATACTCCAGACTTTCTTAGGGAGTTTTTAATTTCTCAAGGGGTCATCAGTGTTAAGGATACTAAGACAGGTGAGACAGGTGTTGTACCTATCCAGCCTCGTAGACGAAGACTTAACACTGGAGG